CACAAGATGAAACTTCTTGAGAAAGTTAGGAGTTACGCTCTTTCTGATCTCAATACCCCTATTATTGGTGATTATTGCAAGGCTGTTATACGGGTTCATGGCTCTATGCCTGAAAAGAATGATTTAACAACTGTCTTGCGCACGTGGATTTCTCATTATTCGGTTGAGAATCAATATCTTAACCAACCGGCCGATTGGATGACCAATACGGTTGATGAAGTCTTGCCCGAATTTGAGTATAAGCGTTTTGTGGCCTGGTGTGATGGCTGCACTACCTTTAAGCAACTTATGACCGCCCCGACGTTCATGGATAAAATTGTGGCCAAGTCCACTATTCCAGTGATCGTTGACGGTGAAGCTTTACCCATTGGCAGTTTTACCGCTACTGTTTCTAAAGCGGAACTTGTCCCGATCCATATTCAAACCGCTCCTAAGAAAACTGTGAAGAAAGTTTCATTTGCAGTATCTAAAGAAAAGAAAATTTCTGCAGATAAACCTTCGTTTGAAACTTTCAAACAGGAGAAGATAAAGCTGGGAACGTGGGTTGACAAACCTCAACGACCCAAGCTAACTCATGCGGAGTTTGAAGTGGTGAAGGCGACTAAGATTGCCAACGGTACTTGGCAGGAGCGTCCTAGGGCGGACCTCCCCAAGTTAGAAACTTATGACGACTTAAAAGCGGGAAAACAGATGCGCTCAAAATTTATTAAGCCTTCTGTATCCAAAAATCCTTCTCCCCCGCCAATGGATTATCTTCAAATGGAGCCAGTTCTCGGACCAAAAGCCAAGAACTGGCGCCATAAATCTTAACCCACGAGTTGACTTGCGATGCTTGGGTGGACTTGGTCACCCACATCATGAGTTTTTCAATCTCGTATAAAATTGATTTGCAAACATGCCACCTAAGCGTACTCGCAAGTCACGTCGTCCCCCTCCCCCTCCACGTCGGCGGAAGGGCACTGTTAAACCAAAGTCCAAGGGACCCCGTAAAGCCAAGGGCTTTTCAGCGGTTAGATTGGGCCAGCGGTTGGGTAATGTCTTCTCTCCGGCCATAGGTCGTGTCGGAGCTGAAGCTGGTCGCCTTTTCAAACAGGTTACCGGTTTCGGTGACTACAAGGTCAACAAGAATACCCTTATGAACAGTGATCCTTTACCTACGTTCAAGAATCTTTCTAATGGCACTCGTGTCATTCATCGAGAGTATCTCTTTGATGTTATTACTGCAGAAACTAATGGTGCCTTCAAAATTCAGAAAATACCCATTCAACCTGCTCTTGGTACCTCTTTTCCTTGGCTTGCTGCCTCGGCTGAGAACTATCAGGAGTATAAGCTGAATGGGTGCATATTCGAGTTCAAATCAAACTCGTATAATGCTGTATCCTCAACAGATACGGCTTCTGGCACCGTCGTTATGTCTACTGACTATAACGCTCTCGACCCTCCTTTTCCAAATAAATTTCAAATGGAGCAGTCTCAATATACCTGCAGCGCCAAAC